CAATACGACTACTTGCCAGATGTTTAGCATAATATTTTATTTTTACGCCTTTGGAAATTTGAGGTGCCGTGTATACGGCTTACAAACCATTTTGGGACATTGATGTTGTTTTATACAACAAGTGTTATTTGCTACAATTGAAAATTTTATTAGTCCCGTTTAATTTAATGATATTGTGTGCTCTTCGGAGCACAGCTTAGCAAGCAATTTTGCGCTTCTCTTTTTGAGAAGTACGTCGCAGTTTGGAGTGAACTTGTGTACGGATTTGTTTTGTCAGTTATGATGAGATTATGTAGATATGAAACTGAAAGAACTTTGTTTAAGAAAGTGTATTTAAAGATCTATGAGAGTGTTCTTCTTCGGAAGACCTCGTTACGTGTGAGACTAGAGAACTCAGTCATAGGATACATATCACTTTTACAATTGGAAAGACTTCAGTGAATTTGTCATATTTTGATTCTACAGAATTGAAAAACAGATGCACAAGGAATCGTTGATGAACTGTAAGAGGTTAGTTTTCGAAAGCGTCCACATCCTAGATGGTTAATAGCCTAGTGGAAAATTTCGGCAAAATTTTGAGGCTCCGCATGCCCAGAAGCCTAGTATAGGTAAATTCTCGCAACCGAAAGTTTAACGAATGCATCGAATGGACAGATGCCAACGGACCGCAAGACCCGAAGTCTTGTAAACCCCAGTGACTTGACTCATTACTTTAATGATCTGAATATTGATGATGATTACGATTGTGATGGGCCAAGAATGCCTACAATTGATGAAATTGATGACTCTGAATCTTGGGTTCTTGTTGAACACAAGAATCAGAAGAAAAGACATCAAATGTGGGCCGAGAAAGAACGTTTGATTAAAGCTGCTGCTGAAATTGAAGATTTTGACCGAACAATGGACTCTTTAGAGCTCGAAGGATTTACGGATCACAAGAGAGCCAATCAAGATAAATATGCTCGGAAAGGAGATGGCAGTAGACGTAATGTCAAAGAACTCAAACGTTTGCGGATGAAACTTCGTTTGCAAAAGAGGAATGAAAGAATTCGAAAGAATGAAATTGAACCTCATGCAGATGAAGTCAGTGTGCAAGGTGATACCTTAGCACACGAACCAGCAGAAATCGATTTACGACGTGAAGAACGTAGGAAATTGGCACATGCAGCTGTTGATACTCCCCCACAAAATGTCGAATGTGATCAGTCGGAGGAGTTATCGCAACTGCTTGATTCCATCCATGATATTGCGAATACCGATGGGGATTCTCAAATGGAAGAATGGGTCTCCCATCTTGAGAATTTGGTAATCATGGCGTATCAAGTGTCGCGAGCACAATCTTTCGTCGATGTCTTTGTTGCAGTTGTTGCTTACATTAAAATGAACACTAAGAAATGTGTTTTGAAGCAATTATTGCAATTGATCGATGAAGTCACACAGAAATGTCCAGCCAGCGAGGTTGAACCTCATGCTTGGACTGGAGACAACGTTGTGCAGAAGTGGGAACTTTTTAAGACCAACACTATCTTTACTAAAGTGTCTTACCTACTATCTGCAGCTATGTCGCTGTCTGTGTGTACGATCAAAGAGATCGAATGGTCGCCATTTGGCCTACAATTGATTTCCTGCGAAGCAGCCAAGCAACAGTTGAAAGCAGTTGATGTGATTGACGCAGTTATTGGAACATTCAGTTGGGTTGCTGATGTCGGATACAGGGTTTTTCAAGAGAAATCTTTGATGCCCTTATTGTATTCTGATAACAAAATGAAGCAATTCAACAATGACTGTGATTACGTTATCGCAAATGCTGAACAAGCTGTTGCTGGAAATTTGGGAGAACTGAATGATTTTGAACATAAAGTTGATGATGTTTTGCGCCAAGTTTGTGAAATGAAAGCAGTTAAGGACTCCGGTCCTACTGCTATTTGGTTACAACAGCGCTATTCTCAGCTTGTCAAGATCAAGCACCAGATTGTTGCCAAACACCGAAACACTGCAATTCGTTTTGCACCTTTTGGTGTTGGTATTACAGGAGCTTCTGGTGTTGGAAAATCGACTTTGAGCAAACTTGTCATGAAAACAGCTTTGAACGCTATGGGATTTGATACAGATCCAAAGCGTATCATTACAAAAGATATGTTTGACAAGTATGATTCCACTTACACTTCTGACATCCTTGGTATGTTTATGGATGATGTCGGAAATGGAAAGTCTGAATTTGCTCAAGTTTCTCCCACTGACGTGATTATTAAATTCTTCAACAACATGGCTGCGCAAGCTGTGAAGGCTGAATTGAATGCAAAAGGAGTTGTTTTCATTGCATTTAAAGTTGGAGTACTCACGTCGAATTTTGCGGATTATGCTGTCAGGTTGTATACCAACAAGCCTGAAGCTTCTCTTCGCCGTTTTGTGCACACTCGCACTCGCATTAAGCCCGAATATCGTAAGGAGGGTTCTGTTTCTTTGAATACAGAACATCCTGATTTGATTGATTGTGATTTGACTCACGATGTTTGGGAGCTTGATTTGGAAGAGTGTCACATCTTTGAGAACAAGAAAGGTGAAGATAAGTACAAATTCCGCATTTTGACAGTAGAAACCTTGGACGGAAGGAAAATTTACTGCAAGAATATTGGATTGAGTGACTATCTTGATTGCGTTATTGCTTTGGCTCGTCGCCATAAGAAAGTGCAAGAAGGAGTTATGTCCCGATCCAACAAGTTTGATACTATGGAAATGTGTCAGACTTGTTTCCGTCCCCAACCAATGTGCCGGTGTGCAGTCAAACCAGATGCGTTTGAATCTATTGGAGAAGTCATTGTTGATGCAGCGAAGAATTCAGTTACTTCGTATGTTAATAAGTGGCTTTCTCCAGTGAATTTCTTGAATTCGTGTCTAGGTTTTCGACCGGTCAAAAAGATGGCAACCAAACAATTAGAAGGTGAGATGAAGCAGATTTTGAATGATACTGCTACGCCTTGGATGATTGCTATCACACCAGACTGGCTATTTCGTACTTCTGTTTTCAAAAAGTCGATTGAATTGTGGCAGCATTCAGCTGCTATGTACGACTTGAGACGACAGGTGCGTTTCGGAATTACGCTAGGATCCGGGTTTGCGGTTCTTGGCTTGATCCGAAAGGACAAGTACATGACCGGAACAGCAATAGGAGGATCCTGGATTGCCAGTCTAACATTTTGGGCACAATATCGTGCGCGTGTCAAACATTACAAAGATGAATACATGCGCCGACGTGATGCTCTCCCTACACATGCCAAATCTATCAGAGATGGCAGAATTACACAGGGAGCATTTGTTGTGTCCACTTTGGTTGTTGGTTTGAAATTGTTCCGAATGTGGAACAATGCAAGATTGGAGAAGATTAAGAAGGATGTTTCTCCTGATGGCATTACCAAGTCTGATATTGAAGGACAACCTGGATGGTTTAGTTTCTTCACGAAGACAATTGGTGTTAATGTCACACGATCACCTGAATCTTGCACAGCCACACCTGATCAAGTAACAAACAAGTTGCTCAAAACGACATTCTTTGCGTGGTACGAAAGAGAAGATGGAACTAAAACAAGATGTGATATTTTCTTTCCGCGCAAGGGAGTTGCTTTGATTCCTCACCATGTTTTCTTTCCTGGTGCCAATATGAATGGTACACCTAGCAATTTGCTTAAGGTGGAAGTTCATCGACACAATGATAGAAGTGGTGGTATTTTCTCATTCAAATGTGAATTGGGAAATGTTGGAATGTGCAATGAATTGGACATGGTTGCAGTTTATGTGCCAAATTGTCCCGATTTGCCTGATCAGAGAAAGTGGTTTCCAACCGACAAACCCAAGGGCAACTCTATTTGCAAACTCGTTGTACGTAAAGAAGACGGAGTAAGTCTTAAGCGTGTCAGCGTTGAGCATGGAGTTGTAGGTCATAAATATATGGACTTTTATGGTGGAAGTTACACCACCGAGCTTGCCCGAACAGGAGCATGTATGGCACCTTTAGTCCTTGACCTTGAAAAACCTACAATTGTTGGATTTCATATTGGTGGAGATCCAAACAAAAATTATGGTGTCATGCAAACGGTTACAGTTTCACAATTGGACGAGATGATTAAAGATTTGAGTCAAAAGCCAGGTGTGTTGCTCTCAGCTCAGTCTACTGAGTTACCTCAAGAGCAATATGGAAGGCCTATTATTGAATCTCAAAACGTTCACCCTCACTGTATGGCAGCGAAATTGAAACCCGAAGACTATGTTGATGTCTTGGGTTCCACTCGTTTGCGAATGCAGCAGGGAAGTCAGGTGAGAAAATCCCCTTTGTCGGATGAAGTTGAAAGATGCTTCCAATATCCAAACAAATGGGGACCACCGAAACTGAAACCAAATTGGAAAGGTTACAATGCGACGCTTGAACACATTGTGAATCCTGCAGAGATGTTTGCACCATCGGAACTTGAGAGGGCTCGCCAAGATTGGTTAAAGCCTTTGATTCCTTTGATGCGTGAACACATTTTGACTGAACCATTTAGACCATTGAATGAACATGAGATGGTTATGGGTCAAGCAGGAAAGCGTTTTATGACACCTATTCCAATGAATACTGGGATGGGATTCCCTGTGTTCGGACCAAAGTCCAAGCATTTCATTGAGACACGAGATGGAGAAGTTTTGATTTCTCGTGAACCTGATGAATCCGTTAAAGCAGAAATGAAACGGATTTTGGAATGTTGGCAACGTGGGGAGAGAGGATATCCTGTAACCACAGCAACTTTGAAAGACGAACCTACACCTCTTGACAAAGAGAAGGTACGTGTTTTTCAAGCTTCGACTATTGCTATGGGTATGTATATCAGGAAATATTTTCTCCCTATCGCAAGGTTCCTCGCCTTGCATCCACTCGAATCAGAAAGTGCTGTTGGTGTGAATGCTTTTTCCAAACAATGGGATGAGTTGATGAATCATGCTAACAAATATGCACAAGACAGCAAAGTTATTGCTTGGGATTATTCAAAGTACGATGTGCGAATGAATTCTCAAGTGACTACTGCTGTTTGGCTTAGCTTCATTGAACTTGCTGAAGCTGGAGGGTATTCGCAAGAAGACCTTCAGATTATGCGAACAATGATTGCTGATATTGTGCATCCGTTGATTGATTACAATGGTACTTTGTTGATGGCTTATAACATGAATACTTCTGGAAATAACATGACTGTGAATGTGAATAGCACCGCAGGTTCATTTTATGTTCGCTTGGGATTTTTCCATACATACCCCAATGCGACAGATTTCAGAAGCTCTGTTTCAGCTTTGACTTATGGCGATGACTT